TCAAAAACGTACCGATAAAATATTTGATGAAACAGCAGTAGTAGGAATACAAGAATTTGCTAGTCGATTACAAGCTGGTATTGTTCCTACGTTTGCAAGATGGGCAAACTTTGAAGCTGGTTCAGAAATACCTGAAGATAATAAAGAAGAAGTAAATCAAGCTTTAGATGATGTTACTCAATATGTTTTTGAATTATTAAGTAGTTCAAATTTTAATTCTGAAGTTCATGAAGCATTTATGGATTTAGCTGTTGGTACTGGTGTTATGTTAGTAGAAGAAGGTGATGCTGTAAATCCTATTAAATTTTCTGCTATTCCACTTCCGCATTTATCTTTGAGTAATGGCCCAACAAATAAAATTGATACTGTTTTTAGAAAACGATCATGTAAATTAAATGAAATAAAAGTTATGTATCCTAAAGCAAAAATTCCAAATGATGTTATGGAATCAATGGATGAAAATAAAAAATGCACGTTAATTGATGGTGTGTATCAGGTTTATGATGAACCTAACGTAGAAAAATTTAAACATTGTGTTATTCTATTAGAAAAAAAAGTAATTATTTTAGAAGAAATATTTGAAGGCGTAGGTTCTAATCCATATATTTGTTTTCGTTGGAATAAAGCGTCTGGCGAAGTGTATGGTAG